AAAAATTGGCAGAGAAAACCGAATCCGAAGCGCTGGATCAGAATGTTGACCAGGAAGGGCAGCAGGACGAGACAGAGGCCGAAGAATTCGAGATTACGCTTGGGGATTCGCCATCCCAGGACAGCCGCAAAAAGGGCAACCCCATGGTGGCCCGGATCATCGGACAACGTGATTCCGCAAGAGATGAAGTTGCGCAACTGAAATCTGAAATCGCGCTCTTGAAGGCCAACAAATCCGCAACCCCTTCAACCAAAGAGCCGAGCTGGGATGACTACGGAAGCGATGAAGAGTACCGCCAGGCAGTGCTGAAGTGGGCTCGGAGTCAGCAGACGCAGCCCAATCCCATCGATCAGATCCAGCAGTTCCAACGTCAACAGCAGTTTAGCCAGCGGGTAGACGGACACTACCAGCGCGCACAGAGCCTCGCCGAGAAGTTCCCTGAGTATTCCCAGGCAGAACAGGCGGCGGTCGAAGTGCTTGGGCATGAACTGGCCTCGGATATCGCGGCCCGCGCCAAAAACTCCGCCGAATTGCTGCTGTATTTCGGCAAGAACAGCGCCAAGGCCAGCGAATTCAAACACCTTGCAGACACCGATCCGGTAGAAGCGGCACTTGAACTAGGCCGTCTGGACGCCTCCCTGAAGGTCCAGGCACGAGCAAAAGCACCTTTACCCGACCCTGACGAACCCCTGGATGGTGGTCGCGCCTCGTCGCAGGGCTCCTGGCAGCGCAAGCTGGACAAAGCCAGGGATGCCAACGACATCAAGGGCGCCATCGCCATCAAGAAGCAGGCTCGGGCCGAAGGCTTCAATCTTGAATAGGTGACATCATGGCCAATGGCTTTTCAAAATCCGAGAAGATTTTCTTCGAGGACGTACTGGCGGGCTTCGACCCGAACAACGTAACCTCTCGTAACTGCAAAAAGTACGAGCCCGACATGCAGGCGGTTGAGCGCTCCGGCCTTACCGTCCGCCGTCCCATCCCGATGATCGCTGACGTGACCCGGGGCCTGGACGTATCAGCCGATTACAAAGACGTGATCGAGCTGACCGTTCCAAGCACCCTGGCGCAGAACGACATCAAGAACCACGCCTTCACCCTGAACGCTCTGGAGCTGAACGACCCGACTCGTCGGCAGCGCGCAGCACAGGCAGCCTCTCAGGGTCTGGCGGCGGAAGTGGATACCGACGTGTCCAACCGCGTCATCAACTACGGCGCCCTGGTGGCGACCGAGACCGGTGACTTCTCCAACTACGACGCCCTGTCCAAGGGTGAGACCATGCTGATGGAGCGCGAAGTTCCCAGCTCGGTGATCCGTTCGCTGATCCTGAACCCGCGCATGTCGCGGAAGATGGCCAACGAGCTGGCGAGCCGTGCCACGGACAACCCGCGTGACCGTTCGGCGTATGAGCGCTCTGCACTGCCTCCGGTGGGTGGCTTCGAGACCATGAAGTCCAACGTGTTGACCAGCCTGACCGGCAACGCTGCGACCGACATCCTGGTCAACGGTGCAGGCCAGTTCAAGACGCCAACGGTCTTCGACGGCTCCAACTCATCCGCCGCAGACAACCGTTACATGACGCTGAACGTCGATTCAGTCGCAGCTGCAACCCTGAAAAATGGCGACAGCTTTACGATTGCTGGCGTCAATGCGGTCGGCATGATCACCAAAAAGGATACCGGCCAGCTGCAGAGCTTCCGGGTGGTTGCGGGTGGTGGCACCAATGCGGTCACCATCAGCCCGGCGATCATTCCGCTGGACCAAACTGGCACCGCGTTCAAGAAGTACGCGAACGTCACCTCCGCGCCGGCTGACAATGCGGCCATCACCATCCTGAACACGGCCAACGCACAGCCGTCGATCTTCTTCGCTGAGCCCGCTGTGGAAATCTTCCACGGCAAACTGGCGGTAGACGACCTGGGCCCGGGCGTTTCCATCATGCGTGAGACCACCGACAGCGGCATTGAGATCATCTTCGCCAAGCAAGGCAACGTTGATAATTTCAGCGCCAAGTACCGTCTCACCTGCTGGACCAGCGCCAACGTGCTTGATCCGTGCATGGCCGGCATCTATCTGCCGGGTCAGGCGGCTTCGTTCGGCTAAACCTGATGGGAGGCCTTCGGGCCTCCCTTTTCTGGAGGCTTTGAGATGCAGATGATTTACCGACCACAGACCGGCGACAACCTGACGCTGGATGGCAAAACCGTCAACAAGATTACCTTTCGAGGAGTGCCTTGTGACGCGATTGCCGTAGCGCCGGAGATTGTGCCGGAATACACCAGCAAGGGCTGGTTTGACGACCCCAACCAGATGATTGACGAGCCCAAACCGCGCCGGGGGAAGAAAGCCAGTGACAGTCGCAACCAAGATCGTCAATGACGCGCTGACCCTGATCGGGGTGGTGTCTCCGATTTCACCACCGGAAGCCGAGCAACAGTCCACGGCGTTCTCGGTGCTGGTCGATATGCTGAACCGTTGGGTTAAGGACGAGACGCTGATCGGCGTGGACGCCCTGAATCTGGCAGTGGTGCCGAGCGCCATTTCCGGCGATATCAACGAGGCGTCCTGGGCAACGGGCGCGCTCAAAGCACTTCTGGCTGAGGCTTTGTGCCCGTATTTCCGGGTCGAGCCCAGCCCGCGCCTCAACCTGCTGATCAGTGAGGCCCACGAGACCCTGCTGATTCACGGTGCACCAAACCCAGAGCCGACCTGGCCGCGCAACCTGCCGGTGGGTCAGGGCAACTACGCGCCTTACGGCCAAACCTTCTTCCCCGGACCGGATGAGACATAATGCCGCAGATTCCGCTGCCGCAGGGCATCCAGTGCATCCGGGACATTCCCAAGTCCCGCGAGCACCTGACCAATCTGATGTTCTGCAACAAAGCGCTGATCCGCACGCCCGGCATCGCGCAGTTTGCCGAAGCCACCGGCGTTTGCCGGGGCGCGGCGTTCTGGTACGTGGACAACCGGGCCTATTTCGTGACCGGCACGGACTTTCTGCGCGTCAACGCCGATGGCTCAACCCTCAACCTGGGCACCGTCGAGGGCACGCAGGATGTGGTGTTCTCTCAGGGGCAGACCAACCTCGTCATCGTGGTCAAGGGCGGCAAAGGCTATCGGTACAACGAAGTTGAGGGCCTGCAAGAGATCACGGACAACAACTATCTGCCCTCGGTGTCGGTAGATTTTATCGATGGCCGTCACGTCTTCATCCCGGCGGATGGCAGCCCGGCGTTTTATTCGGACATCGACGCTGCCGGCGACATCAACCCGCTGGCGTTCTTTTATGCGGAGGAGGTGCC